AAATGCAACTTAATGATGCTATCAATAATTTACATACCGAGTATAATCAATGTAGATCCCGTCAGCAAAAATTGTATAAATCACTTGTAGACGATAGGTCTAAACGCCTACAGCAACGCAAAGATGAGAATGCTAGCATTTTAAACTTGGTTCAGGCGTGGAAAGACGAGGAGAGAAGAAAGGGCATTCTGACCTTGGCCACAGCACAGAAAGAAAACTTAAAGCAGGAGGCCGCTAGATTGTCATCAATGGACGAATTAAAAGCAGTAATTCGTGGTATAGATATAAATGACATGGTAAACGGCTAAATTTATTATGAGTAAGTATTCTAAATATTTGCAATGTAAAGTTTGCAATAAAAATTTTGAAAATGCAGATGGTATTCTTAAGCACGTAAAAGTACACAAGATTACTGCCAAAAAATACTTCATGCAGTATTATCCAAAATCTGATTTACTAAACGCGGAGCTGATAGAATATAAATCATTCGAGCAGTACTATTTAAATGACTTTATAAATAAAAGAAACTTAAAAAAATGGTTAGGTGAATTAGATTCCACTTCTGCTTGTAACTATTTAGTATCTAAATTATCAGATTACTGTACACTCAAGGGATTAACCTCCATTCCAAGTCAGTCCCAAATAAAAACAATAGCGTGTTTACCGTCAATAGAAATATTCAATAGTTTTTGTGGAAAGTCTTTTTGCGAATTGGCGGAATCATTAAAATTAAAATGCAATTTTAATTATAAAAGAAAACATACTCCAAAAGATATAAATAACATCGGATTTAATCAAATGGTTATAGACACTAGAGAGCAAAAGCCGTTGAAATTTGATAACTTGAATATCATTTCTTCTAAATTAGAATGTGGTGATTATGCTGTAACTAAAGATGCCAATTTAGTTATCGAAAGAAAGAGTATGGGTGACTTTTTCTCTACATTGAGTGGTGGTATAGAAAGGTTTGAAAGAGAAATTGAAAGGGCAGAAAAACTTGGAATATATATAGTTGTCATGGTCGAGTCACCGATAAATACAGTGCTGTTTTGTAAAAGAACTTTTGGTGCCTGTAGTGGAGATTATATAATGCATCACATGCGAAAAATATGTAGACAGTTTAGCAATGTTCAATTTGTTTTTTGTGATAGTAAATTAGATTTGACAAAAAAAGTATTATATGTCTTAGATATGAAAGACGAAGCAAAGACAACCGATCTGCAATATCTATTTGATAACGAGGTAAAATTATGAGTTTAATAGCAGGCGCACAACGAAGCAAGGGCACGGAAGATGTAAATGAAGAGCTTTTGAAGCTCACTGGCGAACTTAGCGACGAAGAGGCTAGACGTTCGTTGGCAAAGTTTCTTCGTCATAATATTGGCTTTACTACGGAACTAGCCCTTGGTATTACTTTAGAGTTGTATCAAGAGTTGACTATAAAATCATTTTTTCATCGTAATTATTGCATGTTGGTTTGGGGGCGTGGTTGTGCAAAGAGCTTTAGTGCAGCTGTTTACTGTGTATTAAAGTGCATATTTGAGCCGGGTACTAAAATACTAATAGCTTCAATTAACTTTCGTACAAGCCGTAGATTGTTTAATGAAATTGAAAAGTTTTTAGCAAGTCCGGACGCGGCCTTAGCAAGGCAGTGCTTTGGCGACAAGATGAAAAGAAATGACCAATACGAATGGCTTATTAACGGTGGCAGTATCACCGCCATTCCTCTAACTGGTGAAAAAATCCGTGGTATTCGCGCCAACGTTCTTATTCTCGACGAGTTCTTGCTTTTGCCTCCGGATATTATTGATAACGTTCTAATGCCGTTCTTAAGTTCTCCTAGAGATGTTAGCGAAAGAATTAGAACCAGAAGACTGGAAGAGGAATTAATTAAAAAGGGATTGTTGCATCCAGATAATAGACAGATTTTTGAAAACACTTCACAAATGATAGCATTGAGTTCTGCTAGTTATACTTTTGAGCATTTGTTTAGAGTGCATCAACAGTGGGCGCACTTAATTGAGCATCCAGAAGAGCAGGAAGCAAAGGAGGGGGAACTTCCCGGTACGTATTTCATATCCCAATTAGGATATGAAGCATTGCCTTCTCACATGGTTGATCAGGCGGCAATCCAGTTGGCGAAAAATGGTGGAAGTTCGCATAACTCTTTCCTTAGAGAGTATGCTGCAAGATTTATTGATGGTGGAGATAGTTATTTCTCACCTAAAAAAATGCATTCATGTACCATACCTGATGGGGAATATCCAACCACCAAGGTTGTTGGCGATCCTGATAAAAAATATATATTAGCAATTGACCCAAATTTTTCATCCTCTCGTAGCTCTGACTATTTTGCTATGAGCATTATTGAGCTTGATGAAGAAAAGAAACAGGGCATATTGGTGCATGGCTACCAAGCCGCTGGAAGTTCTCTACAGGATCACATTAAGTATCTATATTATGTGTTTAAGAATTTTAATATTGTGTTCATGATTATTGACCATGCAGGTGCGGATACTTTTATAGATGCGGTTAATAATTCTCAATATTTTAAAGATTTAAATAGATCAATTAAGTTTATAGACTTTGATTCGGATGCGGAGAATGAGGATTATAGCAAGATGTTAAAAGAAGCTGGAAGGCAATATAATAGAGATATTGGCGCTATTTGCGTAAAGCAATATTTCACATCTGCATTCTTGGGTAGGGCGAATTCTTATTTACAAACCTGTATTGACCATAAGAAGATCTGGTTCGCATCTAGGGCAAGTAACCATCCAGATATTTTAGAGAATATATTTACTATGAACTTACCTATGGACTGTATTTATCCAAGGGGTATAGGAGATCGTGCAGACAACGAGTACGAAACTAAAAAATTAACAGTTAGAGAGTTTATAGAACAGCAGGATTTTATAATAAAAGATACTAAAGATCAATGTGCAAACGTTGAGGTGACCACTACATCAAGAGGAACTCAAAGTTTTGATCTGCCGTCTCATTTAAGAAAATCAACTAGCGTAAATCGCGCAAGAAAAGATAATTATACAACATTGATGTTAGGAAACTGGGCAGTAAAATGTTATTTTGATGTAATATCTCCAGATAATAATAAGAAAAAAAACACAGAATTTGTTGCAGTGCTGATTTAAAACAGATTTCGGTGTAATTAGTGTTTATAATTAATGTATGAGTGATAATGTGAAAAATTTATCTTTCCCAGAGCCGCAGTTAATTGAGGGTTCTGTGGCTGTTGGAAAGAAAGGTATAGAAATTGCAGCCGCCTCTCGTGGCGAGGTAACTACTACCAACCGTAGAAATGCAGCTTCCACTATTTCCCGTACTGACAAATATGCAAATATAGAAGGCGGCGTAATTCCTTTCGCTTATGGTGGCGCACTTGGTAAGTACTCGTCCACAATAAGTATTAGAGATGCTATTATATTGTGCCAAAAAGCTTATTATAATTTTTCAATCTTCAGAAATACGATTGATTTGATGACAGATTTTACTTGTTCGTCGATATATTTCACTGGCGGAAACTCTCAATCATTAAAGTTTTTTAAGGCTTGGGGAGAGAGGGTTAACCTATGGAAACTGCAGGACATGTTTTTTAGGGAGTTTTTCCGCAGCGGTAACGTCTTTTTGTATAGATTAAATGCAGAGTTTAGTAAAGATGATATGATGTTAATCAGCGAGATAACCGCCGCTGAAAATCAAGATATACCTATAAGATACATCGTACTAAACCCAGCAGATATCCAGTCTATTGGTTCTGCATCTTTTGTTAGTCCGCGCTATGTAAAAGTGCTAAATGATTTTGAAATTCAAGTAATGACCAATCCTCAAACTGATGAGGACAAAGAGCTAGCAAAAAGAATCCAAGAATTTGGAGAGATACGCCAAGGCGGAAAAATGAACCAAGCTAACCAGTTCTTGGTATTTAATTTAGATCCAAATCGCGTAAAGGCAGTGTTTTATAAGAAGCAAGATTACGAGCCATTTAGTGTTCCAATGGGTTTCCCAGTTCTTGAAGATATTAACTGGAAACAGGAATTAAAAAATATTGACATGGCTATTGGCCGTACTGTACAGCAAGCAATATTGCTTGTTACAATGGGAAACGACGAAGTAGGAATGCCAAGCAAAGAACAGATCGTAAACCTAAGAAAGATTTTTGAAAACGAGAGTGTTGGCCGTATATTGGTAACTGATTATACTACTAATATAAAGTTTGTCATACCAGAAATTGGACAAATTTTAGACCCTAAAAAATATGAAGTAGTTGATAGAGATATCAGATACGGATTAAATAATGTTCTAGTTGGCGATGAAAAATACTCAAATACTAGTACAAAAGTTGAAGTTTTCTTATCAAGATTAAAGCATGCCAGAGAAGCATTTTTAAATCAATTCCTTATTCCTGAAATGAAGGATATCAGCAAAAAGTTAGGATTTAAGTCAATGCCAACAGCTAGATTTACAGATGCTGATTTTAGAGATGACGCAAACCTTACGCGCATATATACAAGACTTGTGGAACTTGGTGCATTAACGCCAGAAGAAGGTATGACTGCTATTCAAACGGGTAGACTGCCACTTCCAGAAGAAAGCGTGGAATCTCAGAAAAAATTTGTAGAACTTCAAGATGAGGGTCTTTATCAGCCATTACTAAATAAAGTTCCACAGCCTAGTTCTGGAGACAGTAAGCCAGAAGAAAAAAAGCCTAAAACACCTAACAATATGCCGGGTAGACCAGTTGGAACAGGAACTCCAAAAACTGTAAATAGAATCGGCAAAATTGGCGGAAGTGACGAGGAAAAGCCACAGCCGAAATTAAGTGCTAAAAAATTAGCTGAAAATTTGGTTAAGTTTGATTCACTTATTTCCAATATCGAAGAATCATTGAAAAAATCTTACAATAAGAATAGACTGTCCAAAGATCAGAAAGGCATTATTAAGGAAGTTGCTGAAACAATAGCAACAAACGAAACTCCTGATAAATGGAACGAGAGTATTGCCTCTTATATAAACAGTCCAGTTAAAGTTACTGATAATATGTCTAAAGTAGATGAGATATCTGAGAAGCATTCAGTTGATCGCAAAACAGCTATCCTACTATTGCATAGTGAAATAGAATAGTTGAAATTATCTATATTATGTGTAAATCATAATATGAGAGTAGTATTTAATTTTGTTTTATTTAGTATATTAGCATTAAGCGGTTGCACGGTTTATACCGAAAAACAAAGCGAAGCTGTCTCACAGTCTGTTTATGCTACAAAGGATTCTATTGATTTCGCAAGAATTGATTTAGCGGAATCATATATAAATGAGGCTACAAAATTTATCAATCCTCCTAAAAAGAGAATACAGATAAACGCTATCTACCAAAAGCCTATATCTGTAAATGACTCAAAACAGAGAATTGTTATTGTTCCTGAGCAATACAAAAATGATAAAGTGGTTGTTGTTAACTCAACTGATTATAATGATCTTTTAAAAGACAAGGAAATTGCAGCAAGGCTTAAAAAAGATAATGAAGATTTAACAAAAGCAAAAGAAGGCTTTGACAAAGAACTTCAAAAGCAAAAGGAAATGAGTGATAAAATGATCATTAAGCTAAACGAGCAACAGAAAACAATTTTAAAACAAAGGCTTATGATTCTATGGGAAGGAATTATTATAGCAGTTCTAGTAGCGCTAATTGTTGGTTATATCTATATCAGAATGAATAGCGGGTTTAGATTATTTTAAAAAATGCACCCATTTAGCAATATTATTTCGGTAGTAAAATCTGCTACTTCCTTTCTCGAAACTGGAAAGGCTCCGCCACACACTCCACCTGATTTACAAAAGACAATGGAGGAGACAAACCATTTGTCATCCAAGAAATTCTTTATTATATTCACATCTGTTTTAATGCTTGCGGCGTTATATTATTCAAGTGTTGCCATTCTTTTGGCCATTAAGATGCCTGAGCATGTGTCGGCTTTTGTTACTCTCTTTACCAAGACTATAGAGATATTTGCCGTTATTATAGCTTCTTATCTCGGTGTTCAGGCTGCAGTTGAGTTAAGATACAATAGTGAGTCTAGTGCCAAACAAGAAATTACAGTCGAGAAAAAAGAGATAGTCTTAACACATAATACAAAAGAAGATGATTATGATATTTCGGAGGTAACAATATGAAGCAACCGTCACGCAAAGCCTTAGATTTAATTTTAAAGTATGAAGTCGGAGGTGGTAAATCTTACTACGAGAAGTTTTTAGCTAAGCCCACATGGCCCGGTGGCGCGAGTGGAATGACTCTTGGCATAGGTATTGATTGTGGTTATTATACTCCAGATGAACTGGAGAAGATATTTAAATTCTTACCTAAGAAACAGTTAGAAATTGTTAAAGGAGCTTCTGGTAAGAAAGGACAAGCTGGCAAGCAATATACTAGCCAGCATAAAAATAGTGGCATCGTTGTAAGTTGGGATCAGGCTTTGGATGTATTTAATAGTCTTATTTGGTCGAAGTTTGCAAGACTGGCCGAAAGGGCATTTCCTAGTCTAGATGAGTTATGTGACGATGCTTATGGAGCTATTGTTTCATTAGTTTTTAACAGAGGTTCTTCATTAACAGGAGATAGTCGATTGGAGATGAGAAACATTAGGGTTCTTGTGCCAAAAAAGGACTACAAAGGTATCGCTAACGAGCTTCGTAAAATGAAAAGAATCTGGGAAGGCAAGGGGTTAGACGGACTGCTTGAAAGAAGAGACGCTGAGGCTAAATTAGTAGAGTCTTGTGCAAAGTAATTTTGCTTTTACTAGAGTAATAATTAATAATATAAATATATGAGAATAGAAAAACACAAAGAAGCTGGCTTTGATTATTCAGATTTAGAATACAGACCCGGCAGCAATACAAACTTATGTGCTTTTGAAGTATTAAAAAATGAAAACAAAGAGTTAATTGTGAATCATAAATTAAAAAATATTGCTCATATTGAAGTAGATAGTGTAAATTTTAACATGGATAAATTCAAATACCAAGCGACCTTTGATGGCATTATAGTGCAAGCAATGGTGCCAATTGACGAAGATAAGTACTTAGCCGTAGCATCTATTGACCAACTAAAATCATATCTTCCACAAAAAGTTGATTTAGACGTAAACAAAGATTTAATGGGAGTGGCTTTTGATGCATTCGTTGTTAATCGTGGTAACAAGAATGGCCATGTTATTAGCACAGAAGTTGCTTTGTCAATGGTTGAGAATTTTATAAATAAACCATTTAATATAGAACACAATAGAAAAACTGTTGTTGGTTTTTGCACTGGTTATGGTTTTAGTGAATTTGGTACTAGTAACCCACTTACCCTTGAGGAAATTGTGGGAACTAACAAGCCTTTTAATGTTGTTCTTTCTGGTTACGTTTGGAAAATTGTTAACCCTGAGTTCGCTCAGGAGCTAGTTAAGAGTAGCGACCCAAGTTCTGATGAGTATTTATCTGTCAGCGCAAGTTGGGAGCTTGGATTCAATGAGTTCAATATTGCAAAGGGCAATAAAAATTTAGCAGATGCTTCTATTATAGAAGATGAAGATGAAATCTTAAATCTAAAAGATTCTCTAAAGGTTTTTGGTGGAAGAGGATCGGACAAAGATGGTAATCTGCTTTTATTAAACTTACAAGGCAGTGTTCTACCATTAGGTATTGGTTTTACTAACAATCCAGCTGCAGACGTTAAAGGTGTTGTTATATCTTATGATAAGCAAGAGGTAGAAATAGTAGAGGATGGTGCTACTAATAAAAATGAAAATCAATCTAATGAAATGAATAAAAAAAGTGTCTCTACTGAAAATAATGATGTAAAAAGTACTATGCAAATTAATAAGATTGAAGATATCACAGAAGATTCTATTAAAGAAGTCTCTGCAAGTGAAGTTCGTGAATTTATTTCTAACCGTATTTCTGACCTTTCGAAAGATTGGCAGACCAAGGTAGAAGAAAAAGACAACGCAATTGTAAACGCTGAAGAAAAAATTAATATGCTAAAGGCCGACCTTGAAGCAATTAAGGCCGAAAGCGAGAAAGTTAAAGAAGAGTTTAACGCCATGCAGGAGTCAATCAAGGCTCAGGAAATCGAGGCCGCTTTCCAGCGTCGTATGTCACTTGTTGATGAGGAATTCAATCTTTCCAACGAAGATCGTGAAATTGTTGCAGAAGATTTACGCGCGATTGAAAACAATGAGTCGTTTGAAAAATGGTACAATAGATTTAGCACTATCGCTTCCGCTAAGAAAAAGCAAGCCAAGCAGGAAGTAGAAGTAAAAGCAAGCACAGAAATAGAAACAGTTGAGAAAGAAGTAGTTGTAGAAGAAAAGGTTGAAGAAGCTGTCGTTCTAGAAAAAGCAGAAGAGTCTGAAGAGAAAACTGTTGAAGACATCGTTTCCTCTGCGAAAGAAGAGAAAGAGACCATTCCAAACACTTCTAGCGCACAAGAAATTAGTCTAGTTGAAAAAATAAGTGCTGCTTTTAACAAAAACAGTGTAAAGATCAACAGATAATTATATCTAACAAAAATTTAAACAAAAACATATGAGTAACTTAAAACCATTCCGTGATTATAGTGAGCATGATGTTATTAACCTATTCGCTTTCTCCGGCGCCAGTGCTGATAAGGGCACTGTTGTCGTAGCTAATGGACAGGGCATTAACCTCAAAGACGCAACTTTAATTGATAACATTTCCCCTTATGGAAATTCCGTTTCATCCCATCTTTCAGTACCTTGGACAGTGGTTCCAGCCGCTTCCGGTGCAGCAAAGAGCCAGATTGTTGGACTACTACTAAAAGACGTTCGCACTGTAGACGAAAACGGTGAGAGACTTCTATTCAATCCCCGCAAGGCGGCTGAGATGGATGTCGTCATCAGTGGTCAGGCAGCCCCCATTTTAACAAATGGCATCGTTCTATTCAGTGGTATCGTTGGAAACCCCGGTTATGGCAGTGGAGCAGCAGTCTCCGATGCTGGTAACGGTGATCTAAAGGTTGTCGCTTATGGAAGCGCTACCGTTGGTAAGTTCCTAGGGCCTAAGAACGACGAAGGATACGCTCTTCTAAAAATCGAGCTATAATATTAATATTTTAAAAACATGAAAATTCAATTCGAAAAAAATCCAGAACAGGTTGAACTAATCAAGGCTTTAGCCTCTGATAACAAGTCAACAGCACTAGAGGCACAAGAGGCCTTTGCTGCTTTCATCAGTCAGGTAGTACAGCAGGTGCTTCTACAGACTGGCACAGCTACCAGTATTTATCGTGATATCGAGTTTGATGAAGACGATTCTCCATCAATTCCTTTAGATCTATACTATGGAGCACAAGAGGGAACAATCAGTGTATGGAGCCAGACAGTTGGCGGTGGTCTACCAACAAACTTCGTACAGGGAACTCAAGAGATGAAGATCAGTACCTATCGTTTAGATAGTGCTATCTCCATGGAAAAGCGTTATGTTCGCAGAGCACGTCTAGACGTTGTTGCTGCTGGACTAGAGCGTATGGCCAATGAGTTGCTTGTTAAGCAGGAGCGTAATGCATGGGCAGTCGTTCTTAAGGCTCTAGCCGAGGCTCAAACACAGTCTCAGAAACACGTTATTCGTGCCGGAACAGCTGGAACTTATCAGCTAGACGACATGAACAAGCTATGGACACTAGTTCGTAGATTAAACGCCGCTTACACAGGTGGAACTCCTTCCGCGCTACAGAGCCGTGGATTAACTGACATCTTCGTAAGTCCAGAAATCAAGGAGCAGATCCGTGGTTTTGCTTACAATCCAATGAACACACGTGCTGGTTCAGTCGGAACAACTCAGAGTAACACTTCCCTAGCTCTTCCTGATAGTATCCGTGAGGAAATCTATCGTAGTGCAGGAACAAGTGAGATCTTTGGAGTAACTATCCATGAGCTATTAGAACTAGGTGTTGGACGTAAGTACAACGATCTATTCTCAGCTTTCGCTGGTGGTACATCATACGGTGGAAGTAGCTTCAACGGATCCACAAGTCAGATCCTTATTGGTGTGGATTCCACACGTAACTCCCTACTACGCCCCGTCTCTATCCAGAGCGAGACACGTG